CCAACATGGGTACAGAATAAGATGGCGGTACTTATGTTGGTAGATAAAGTAGAAGGTACAGGGTACAAAGTTGGCGAAAAGTTTTACATCTATAAAAAAAGTTAGTGATACACTAACAAGAATAATGGGGAACCTTCGGGTTCCTCAAAATGATACCAGTTTTTTGGAACCAGATATGGATGTGGTAGACTTGGAAGTGAAGATTACGGTTAGTGATGCACTAACACATAAAACAAAAGAAGTAATGTTCGACGGTGTATTATCGGATGAAACAATACTCATGATATATAAAGACGTGGAGAGAGAAATAAAAAATGGTAATGACCCCCGAAGCAAAAGTAAAAAAGGTAGTGGTAAGACAGCTTAAGCTGTTAGGTGCATACTACTTTTACCCTGTAACAGGTGGCTACGGTATGTCAGGTGTTCCAGATATTGTTGGGTGCTACAAAGGCACGTTCTTTGGCATTGAGTGCAAAGCAGGAAGCAACAAGCCTACGGCACTACAACGTAAGAACTTAACAGATATTGAGTTAGCAGGGGGCATAGCCGTCGTTGTGAACGAGAAGAACATGAATATCGTGGAAGGTTTATTGAAAGTGTGTGCATATACTTTGGTCGGGAGATAGACAGTTTGATTTTAACTAGTGGGTTTTTTGTTTGTCCCACTAGGGCGTAAGCAGTGAGAGCGTCGGTTTATTGTGTACCGTTATCCGCTGCAACAAGGGCAAGTCATTCCTTTGTTTGACAGACGACTTGTGACCTTGTGATGGTAGGACATCTAAAAATCTAGTCCCTGTTAATCAGCAGGGGCGACTATAAAAATAAAAGGAGAGAGAAATGGTTACGAAAAAATTACTCAGAGTAAAAGATGTTTTAGATATTACTTTAATTAGTAACTCGACTATGTACGAACTTATTAAAGAAAATAAATTTCCTAAACCAATACGAATTGGGAGAAGGGCTGTTGCATGGTTAGAGAGTGATATTCAAGAATGGATAGACAGTAGACCTACAGCAGGTAGTTGGGAATTTCCAGAAAAAAAGTTATAGGGAGAGAGAATGAAAGAAGTTATTACATATGTTGCTATTGTTATGATGGAGTTTAACGATGAAGCAACGTGCAATGCGTTCTATAAAAACTATAAGTCGAGTAATGGTTTGATGTTAGAACACACTGCAACGTGTTCTACGGTGATAAAATATAAAGACGGTCGTGATCTAACCTACGGCACACTTGATGACCACGTTATCCCACGTCCACTATTAAGACCAGAGGCTATCGGAAAGATAGTGCAGTGAAACCCCTCGCTTACAAAATGCGTACCTTGGACATTAAAAAAGGTAACGTATACAAGCATTTGAGTGAAGAAGAACTTAATTGGCTCGTAGAGGAAGCTGTAAATATAGATCGGTGTGATCTAGGGTTAGTCATAGCGTCTATAGTAAGTGATGCGTATCACGATGAACAGGGAGAAGAGAATGAAGAAAGCAGATAAGGTATGGAAATACCTACTAAAGAACAAGTTGGCTACAGCTAAAGAAGTAGCGAAGGCTTGTGGGGTTACATACGGCTACGCTAACAAGTTAATAAATAAAGTGTCCACACCGAGAGAGGTGTTTGAGAAGGAAGCCAACAAGCTAGACCGTTGTGATTTATTGCGTGAAGCGGTGAGCCTCACAGGCGGTGCTAGACTAAAAGACTATGGTAGCCCTGTAGAGAACCACCAACACATTGCACGAATCTTTACCGCTATCACAGGTAAACACGTTACAGGTAGAGACATAGCCATAATGCACCAAGCAACCAAGTTAGCACGTAGGCAGACAAGTCCTTTAGAAAAAGATCATTACATAGACAACATGGCATACGTAGGTATTGAGTACGAATGTGCAGTGGAGGAAGAGTGATGACAGAACTACAAATGATCCGTGCAACAATACCAGTACAGTATAAGAAGGTTCAAGAAGCGATGATTGAGTACAAGCGTTGCCAGAACTTAAATCAGCTAATCAAGAAAGATAAATATCTAAAAGAGTTATTTCGTTTAATCGAAGAAGAGCTAAAGATTTCTTGTAAGTTTAATTCTCGTAGACAGATAGGTTCGATAGAATGAATTTAATCACCTTAGATTTTGAAACCTACTACGATAAGGACATATCCTTGCGTAAGATGACAACAGAAGCATACATACGTGACCCATTGTTTGAGGTTATAGGAGTATGTGTTAAGGTAAACAACGGAGCAACGGAGTGGGCGAGTGGTACGCACGAACAGATCAAAGAGTATCTACACACTTTTAAATGGTCGGAGTCTATGGTTCTCGCACACAACACGATGTTCGACGGTGCTATACTTAATTGGCATTTTGATATTAGTCCTCGTGTATATACCGATACTCTCTGTATTGCTCGTGCTGTTCATGGAGTTGAACATAGTGTAAGTCTCAAGGCTTTGGCTGAACGGTATGAACTTGGAGTTAAGGGAGATGAAGTCCTTAACACTTTGGGGAAAAGACGTGAACAGTTTACAGATGATGAGCTAGAACGGTTTGGCGATTACTGTGTCAATGATGTGGAGTTGACATACAAACTGTTTACGAAGATGGCTAAAGGTTTTCCCAAGAAGGAACTTAAACTTATTGATACGACACTACGTATGTTTGTAGAGCCTGTACTACGCTTGGACCTTGCACTACTAGAAGAACACCTCACAGTAACACGTCAACGTAAAGAGGACTTACTCTCCCAGGCGGACGTCGAGCGTGATGACTTGATGAGCAACCCCAAGTTTGCAGAGTTACTAAAAGGTCTAGGCGTTGAACCCCCTATGAAGATAAGCCCGACGACAGGAAAAGAAACTCTTGCCTTGGCAAAGTCAGACGAGGGGTTCAAGGCACTTGAGAGCCACCCAGACGAGAGGGTGCAACAGCTTGTAGCTGCAAGGCTCGGCAACAAAAGCACATTAGAAGAGACACGAACTCAGAGATTTATAGACATATATAATCGTGGACTACTGCCTGTACCTGTTCGATACTATGCCGCCCACACAGGGCGTTGGGGTGGTGATGATAAGATTAATCTACAGAACTTACCTAGCCGTGGGGTCAATGGTAAGAAGTTAAAGCAGAGTATACTCGCACCAGAAGGATGCACGTTGATAGATGCTGACTCAGCCCAGATCGAGGCGAGAGTATTGGCGTGGCTTGCAGGGCAAGATGATTTAACTCAAGCGTTCAGAGATGGCGAAGATGTATACAAGAAGATGGCATCACGCATCTATGGAGTTAAGGAAGAAGATGTTACCAAGGAGCAACGGTTCGTTGGCAAAACAACTATCTTGGGTGCAGGGTATGGTATGGGGGCGCAGAAGTTTCAGAACCAACTACAAACATTTGGGTTTGATATGGAGTTGAGCGAAGCACGGCGTGTCATAAAGATATACCGTGAAGCTAATTATAAGATTAGCGGTCTATGGAAAACTTGTCAAAACATGTTAGTAGATATGTCACGAGGTGACGCGCAGGGTCCCTCACATAGTTTTGGTACAAATGGTTTGATTAAATACGGTGCATCAGGTGATTATGTACGTAATGAAAAACATTTATATGCTTGCGGTGCGTGGATGCGCTTGCCTTCTGAACTTTTATTACGATACGAAGACTTACAGTTCGATGAGACTGACAAGGGTTTTGAGTTTCATTACAAAATTCGACGTGGGCGTAACAGGATATACGGTGGTAAGGTTATAGAGAATGTATGTCAAGCCATAGCACGTTGTATTATTGGCGAACAAATGTTGGAGATAGCTAAGAAACACAGGGTCGTTTTGACAGTTCACGATTCTGTGGTATGCTGTGTAAAAGATGAGGACGTAGCAGAAGCGCAAGAGTACATCGAAGAATGTATGCGTTGGACACCCGATTGGGCAAAAGGTTTACCGATTAATTGCGAGTCGGGAACAGGCAAATCATATGGAGATTGTGAGTGAGTATAGCACCGTGGTCGTTTAGTAGAATTAAATCCTTTGAGCAATGCCCGAAGCAGTTCTACCATATGAAGATAGCCAAGGATTATCATGAGGGTGAGACCGAAGCCATGCGATATGGAACGGAAGCTCACCTTGTTGCCGAAGAGTTTATTCGTGATGGGAAACCAGTGCCTAGTAAGTTTGCCTACATGAAGGACCCATTGGTGGCGTTAAGTAATAGACGTGGTAACAAGTTAACAGAAATAAAGATGGGCTTGACGGTAGACCTAGAGCCTTGTGAGTTCATGGCTAAGAATGTGTGGTGGCGTGGTATCGCTGATCTCGTCATTATGGATGGAGCAAAGGCATGGGTGGTAGACTATAAAACAAGCAAGTCTGCCAAGTACGCAGATAAAGGTCAGCTTGAGTTAATGGCTATGGCAACCTTCAAACACTTTCCCGAAGTAGTACAAGTCAACGCAGGGCTAATGTTTGTGATAGCTAAAAAGTTTGTCAAAGAGAAATATACAGATGACATGTTACCTGCTTTGTGGGATAAATGGTTATCAAACTACAAACGTATGGAGATTGCATATAACGAGGATGTGTGGAATGCACGTCCAAGTGGTCTTTGCAAGAGGCACTGCGCCGTAATTGAATGTGTATATAATGGGAGTAATTGATGCCATATACAAAATCACCTAGACCCTACAAGAAAGAATACGAGAAACAAAAGGAACGTGGAGAACACCCCGATAGAATGGAACGTCAACGTGCCAGACGCAAGTACGACAAGGATGGTATTAGTCGTAAAGGTAAAGATGTTTCACACAACAAAGCTCTAGCTAAAGGTGGGTCAAACAAAGATGGTACAAAGTTAGAAAGTCCTTCAAAGAACCGTGCAAGAAACGGACAGAAGGATAAGAAGAAAAAGAAATAGATAACTTGGGAGAGTTA